AAGTTAAATCAAATGTATGATTACTTTGAAGACAGGATGGTTATGGCACCAGCAAGTGGTAAGGAACATTACCACAATGCATTCGTTGGTGGTTATGTAGACCATGTACTTCATGTAACTGATTTGGCTTTAAAAATAAATAAGTTGTGGAAAGACAATGGAGCATCAATAAATTATACTGATGAAGAACTTATTTTCGCAGCTATACATCATGACTTAGGTAAAGTTGGTGATTTAGAAAATGATTATTATGTACCAAACGAATCAGATTGGCATCGTAAGAATCAAGGATTAATTTTTAAACACAATGGAGACCTTCAGTTCATGACGGTTACAGATAGAGCAATCTTTCTGTTAAATCACTTTGGAGTTAAGTATTCCGAGTGGGAATATATTGGTTTGAGATTAACCGATGGTATGTATGAAGAAGCCAACAAAAATTACTATGTTGCTTATCAACCAGAAAGACAATTAAAATCTAATATTGCTTATGTTCTTCACCAAGCAGATTCTATGGCAACACATATTGAATATGATGAGTGGAAATATGGAGAACAAAAAAGTAAAGAAGAAGTAAATAAAAAAGTCATCAATATTAAAAAGGCAGTAGAAACTGAAGTTGAAACTAAACTTGGTAGTGGGGATAATGCTAAAGATTTGTTTGATGAGTTGTTTGGAGATAAAAAATGATATTAGAAATACTATTAGGAATTACATCAATTTTAACAGTAGTACTTGGTTGGACAACATACAATCAATTACAAAAGGTAGAGAGGTTGGAAGATTGGGCAGAAGAGTATTCTCAAAAACTAATCGATACTAAAACTACAATGGATTTATTAGATTCAGAAGGTAAGTTTGAATCTGATGATGAGATTGGAACTGTTTTTGATGGAATTAAAAGAGCAATAGATGAACTAAACGAATTAACTGAAAAGGATATTTAACATGCCAAGAAAAGCCAAAAAGGGTTCACCAAGATATTACTTCCATCAGGGAACTGAGGATGCTATCATAAGACATAATAAAGAAACTCGTCCATATATGAGGGAGAGAATTTATAATGAACATATTCGTACACCATTTGAGAAATTGGCAGAGAATATCATTCATACATTTAAGTTTTATTACTTTGATGTACCAAGTGCAGATGTCGTGCATGAGGTGGTTAGCTTCCTTTATATGAACATGCATAAGTTTACTGAGGGTAAGGGTAAGGCCTTTTCATACTTCAGTATTGTTGCTAAGAATTATTTAATTCTACACAATAATAATAACTACAAACGATTGAAACAACACGATGGTGAAGAAGTTACGGATTACAAACGAGATGCAATTTCAGAAGAAAGTGCAAAAGAAAATCGTGAAGTTAAAATTGAGTATTTAACTCAGTTAGCGGATTATTGGAGAAATAATCTTACTACTGTTTTTAAACGGAAGAAAGATTTAGATGTTGCAAATGCAGTTGTTGAGTTGATTGATATGAAAGATAATATTGATAACTTCAATAAGAAGGCTTTGTATATCTTGATTCGTGAGATGACAGGTTCAAACACACAACATATTACACGAGTAATTAATGTGATGAAGAAACACCATCATCAATTACAGAAGTCATATTTGGCTACTGGTTCAATTGAAACAAGATGGACAGGTAGTTGGTTTAATCAACCAAAAAAATAAAAAAAAATCATAAAAAAAAGGGGGGCCATTTACAATTGACCCCCTTTTATTATCTATCCGATATAGTACTACTTACGGAATAAACCCACTAACACTAACAATGCGACGAGTCCAGCGAAACCCGATTCGCCGAAGTTGTTGATTATAGCTGTTAGGTTACCAATAACATTAACACCGAAGATACCAGTTCCAAATATCACTTCGGAAACAGCACCAATGGCAACAAAGGATAATAGTAAATGAGCAATGTCATCGACCCATCCTTTTACGAGTGTTATGATTTCCTTCATGGTTTTTATCTCCCGTTAGTTATCAATTAGTCGGATTTTATACCCGACATTAATAACTATAGTATATATTTCAAAAAATTAATGGGTATATACAAGTGTATATATTTATATATCGGTATTTTTTGAGAATTTGATATTTATTATTGAATCAAATCAATCAAAAATAGGTAATAATATGGCAATCGATTTTGAAGTTTTTGAGGGAAAATCCCTTTCAGATGTATTCAAAGACATCTATGATAATTCAGTAACTAACAAAAAACAATTAGAAGTGTTAATGAAAGAAGTTGTTGGATTCATCAAAGATGGTGATACAGCTGTGCAAATAATTCCAATGCTAAAAGAGTATTTGGAAATCAATGTTAAGAATGATGAACAATTAGTTAAGTTAGCAACAATAGTTCAGAGGTTGGCTACTGCTGCTAAATCAGGTGATTCGGATGAAGAATTCGGTTTATCTGATAAAGAGAAAGAACAATTGATGACAAGTATAGAACATACAGTAAATGAATTACAGGATCATTCAGATAATATAACATCCAAGTTAGATAATTAAATGCCAGTAAAAATGAAAAAGAAGGGTGGGGCACAATCAGGACCACTTCAATCTAATAGAATACAAAATGTAGAATCAACGATGAGACTATTTAAACAATTAGTCCAATCGGAAGAATTTTATGAATTAGAACCAGTAGAAATTTTGGATGTACATTTAGATGAGAGTAAACCATCATTTCCAAAAACATCTGAAGATAAACCAGATTATGCTTTTATTGGTGGGATTCTTGGTAGGTTTGTTTATTCGGAACAAGGTAAGACAATAGATAAATGTAAAAATTTTAAACCGATGAATCCAAGTATAAACAATTTACCAGCAGTTGGAGAGATTGTGATAGGAGTTCAGTATCTTGGACAATATTATTATACAACACAATTAAATGTATTTGGTAATCCTAATTTTAATTCACAACATGGAATTAGTAGATTAAAAAGAAAGAACACACTTAAATCTTTGTTTGGTTTAGACACACCAAATACAGATGATAAAAGTGCTGAACTTGGATATTATTTAAAGAAGACAAAAGATTCTCGCAAATTATTACCACACGAGGGTGATGTAATATTTGAAGGTAGACATGGAAACACTATAAGAATTGGTAGTGATATAAAGAATGAAAATGAAGATTCACCAAATATTATTTTAAATGTTGGACAAAGTAAAGATGAGTTTCCTGAACCAAAACAACCAGTAGAAGAAAAGATTGATACGGATGGTTCAAGTATTTACTTGACTACAAATCAAAAATTAGAGTTTACTCCAGGAATAGAAAGTAAAGTAGTTACAGCTCCATATGAGGGTAAAAATATTTTATTAAGTTCGGATAGGATTATATTTAATACTAAGAACGGTGGAGATATTGGAATGTTTAGTCATAACAATGTCTCTATAGGAGCAGTTAGTGAAGTTGTGATTGAATCACCAGTAACAAAAATTGGTAGTTCAGGTGCAACTGAACCAATGGTGTTGGGTGATAAATTAGAAGCAGTATTGAATGATATTTTAACATTAATAGAAACTGGATTATTGGCACCTACAGGTCCTGTACAAGTTGTTGCAGGACAACCAATATTACAAAAATTAAAAAGTGCGTTAGGTGTACCATCAATAAAAAGTCCAAAGAATACGGTAGAATAAAATGGCAGAAAAAATAGGTTGGGAATTATTTAGAGTTGAATATAAAGCAGCCTTAGAAAAGGGTGATGATGTAGGAACAGCAATTGCTGATTCATATGATAAAGCAGTTAAAACCGCAGTACCTGGTATACCATACTTTGGTGGAACACAAAAAGGACAAGGAAGTGCAACTGTTCCAGGAATAATAGTTAAATCACCATTAAAAAAATTAATGGCAGGAATGTTAAATTGGTGTTTAAAAAGTCCATTACCATTCCCACCATTTTCAGTAGCATTAGATACGGCATTAAAAATATATTGGACTGGAGCCGTTTCAAGTAATATGTGTGTTGTAGTAGTTCCAGGTGTAACTGGAGCATTTATTGACGCAGAAGGAATTAAAAACAAAAGTGTAGATGATTTTATTGACCAATTGATAAAAGCATTTGATACACATTTAAAACAAGTACAGGGAGTTGGAGTTCCATTGGGAACTGTACCAACTGTATTTACAGGCTATAAAGTACCAAGTGGTGCGTAAAGGAGTTAGACATGACTAAAAAAGAGTTAGTAAAAATAATACGAGAAGTCGTTAAGATTGAAGTTAAAAAACAGGTGAACGAGATATTTATAAACGAGGAGAAATCTACTTCTCTAAAATCACTTACTGAAAAAGAGTTCAAAGAACCGATTAGAAAAAAGTATAAGAAACGAGAGAAGGTTACCTATACATCAAATTCAACTTTGAATGATATATTAAATGAAACGGTTGGTGGAATTGAAGGAAACGGCGAAATGGATGAATACCCAACTATGGGAGGCGGAACATTTGATACTGCAAGAGCATCAGAACTATTAGGATATAGTGATACTAATTTTGGTGGTGATAAACAAACACAAAGAGAAGTTGGAGCAGTACAGACTATGAAAGAAGCTGGAGTTACAGCAAATCAAGTTCCAGACCATGTACAAGATGCTTTAACAAAGGATTATAGTAAGTTAATGAAACACGATAAAATGAAGAGTAATAGATAATGCCAGATAACCCATCAGTAGCAGCATTAAATGATGACGAAGATAGTTTCTTTGGATGTACCTTTCCATTAACATATGGAGTAGGTGGAGAGGGATTTTTTCCCCGCTCAACAACATTAAAAGAACAAGCATCATCTAATATAAAAAATCTTTTATTAACAATGAAAGGTGAGAGAGTATCTCAACCTGAATTTGGTAGTGATTTACCTGCAATTATATTTGAACCAATTGATGGTACAATTGGAGAAAAAATTGATAATGCAATTAGAGAAGCTTTAGCAATATGGTTACCTTATATTACAGCAGAAAATATTTTTACTTTACAGGATGAATCCAATCCTAATCAAGTAACGGTTTCTCTTGAGTTCAGAGTAGATACAGATGACCCTGATGCACTTGAAACAATGACATTTAATTTTAATACAGGAGGATAGAATGGCTGTCGATTATAATACAAATCAAAAAGTAGAGAAAAGGGAAGTCCAATATCTCGGTAGAGAATTTAGTGATATAAGAAGTAACTTAATTGAATTTGCAAAATCTTATTTTCCTAAATCTTATAATGATTTTAATGAGGCAAGTCCGGGAATGATGTTTATAGAGATGGCAGCATATGTTGGTGATGTATTATCATTTTATGTTGATAATCAATATCGTGAATCATTATTACATGCAGCAGAAGAAAAGAAAAATATTTATAAAATTGCTCAATCATTTGGATATGAACCTAAACTTTCAAGTCCTTCCACAGCAATATGTGATTTTAGTGTAGAAGTTCCTGCATTACAAGTTGGAGAAACTTATCAACCAAATTTAGATTATGCACCAATATTAGCAGGTGATAGTACATTTTCATCTACTAATGGTATAACATTTAGATTGACGGATGATATTAATTTTAAAGTATCAAGTTCATTAGATGATATGGAACAAGAGATTTCACAATATTCAGATGATACACCATCTCATTTTAAATTAACTAAAAAAGGAATTTGTAAATCAGGAACTAAAACATCACAAGAATTTACATTTGGAAACTCTACTAAATTTGATAAAGTGATTTTAAGTAATGATAAAATAATTGATATTATCTCAATAACAGATAGTAAAGAAGATAAGTGGTATGAAGTTCCATTTTTGGCTCAAGATACTGTTTTTGCTTCAATGGAAAATTCTGATTTGAATAGTCCTGATTTATCAACACATAAAAAGGAATCACCATTCTTATTAAAGTTAATTAAAACGGCTAAAAGATTTACAAAGTATGTTCGTAGTGATGGTAAAACAGAAATAAGATTTGGTAGTGGTATTAGTGCAAATGCGGATGAGGAGATAATTCCAAATCCAGATAATGTTGGTTCATCGTTATCGTTGGGTGTTAGTAAATTAGATGATTCATTTGACCCAAGTAATTTTTTAAAGACAAGAACATTTGGATTGGCTCCAAGTAATACTACATTGACTGTAACTTATACTTATGGTGGTTCAGTTAAAGATAATGCACTTTCTGGTACAATTACAAATCTTGATAATGTTAGTTGGACATTCGATGATACAGGATTAGATAGTGCAAAAGTAAGTGATATGAAATCAAGTTTAATTGTTACTAATGAGGGCCCAGCAACTGGAGGTTCTGGTGGTGAATCAAACGAAGAAGTTAGACAAAATGCATTAGCATATTTTAATTCTCAAAATAGAGCAGTTACTAAAGAAGATTATATTATTAGAGTTTATTCATTACCACAAAAGTATGGTAATATTGCTAAATGTTTTATTGTACAAGATGAACAATTAGAAGCAAATACTAAAGAGATAGTTAAGAATGGTAAGATTGTAAAAAATACAGCTATAAGTACTTTACCTAATCCATTGGCATTAAACTTTTATGTATTGGGTTATGATGCTAATCAACATTTAGTAGCATTAAATCAAGCAGTTAAACAAAATTTAAAAACTTATTTATCACAATATAGAATTTTAACAGATGCAATTAATATTAAAGATGCTTATACTGTAAATATTAGTTGTAGATTTTCAATTATTACTCAACGAGGATATAATAAAAATGAAGTATTGTTAAAGGCAATAGAATCAGTTAAGAAATATTTTGATATTAAGAAATGGCAAATTGGACAACCAATTATACTGAGTGATATTGCTTATGCAATTTCATTAGTTGATGGTGTGGCAAGTATAGTTCCACCAGGAGATGATAATCCACAAAAACAAATGGTAGTTATTGAGAATGAATGGCAAACAGAAAGTGGATATAGTGGCCATGTATATGATTTACAATCAGCAACAAAAGATGGTGTAATATATCCATCATTAGACCCTTGTATCTTCGAATTAAAATTTCCGAATACAGATATTCAGGGTAGAGTAGTAGGAGATGTATAATGTATTATTTTGAATATCCTATAGTAGACTCAACAATTTATGAAGGTAATATAAGTTCTTCTATTAATACAGGAATTGATCAAATATTAGAAGTTAGAAAGGAAGTTAATTCAACAGGAACTACAGTTGGAGTATCACGAATCTTGATGAAGTTTGATTATGGATACATTTCATCTTCTGTACAGAGTGGAGTGATTCCAAGTGATGCAAAATTTTATATAAATCTTTATGATGCGGCTTCAAGTGAATTAGCAGTAGAACAATCTTTACATTCATATATTGTTAGTGGAAGTTGGACAGGTGGAACTGGATATTATAGTAGAGACCCAGTATTGAGTGATGGAGCAAGTTGGAAGTATCGTGATAATGATACAACAAAAACTGAATGGGTTAGTGGTAGTACTACACAAGGTGGAACTTGGTTCACATCAAGTATCAGTAGTCAGTATGAAGTTAGTTCTTCACAAAATTTAGTATACGAGACAACAGATATTCGTATGGATGTAAGTGATTTAGTTAAGAATCATATCTATTCAAGTTCAGTATTTCCAAATAATGGATTTATTATTAAGAGGGAAAATGTAGCAACATCACAAAGTATGTATTCTATATTTGATCCAACAACCGCAACTGGTTCGGCTGAAGGTGATGCTACACACTATGGACATTTAAAATTTTTCTCACGAGAAACAAATACAATATTTCCACCAAAGTTAGAAGTTGAGTGGGATGATAGTTCTTGGAGTACAGGAAGTTTAAGTGAATTGGGTTCAACCGATTTAGATAATTTAACTGTTTATTTTAAAAATCTTAAACCAGAATATAAAGAAAAATCAAAAGTAAAATTCAGATTAGTAGGTAGAGAATTATATCCAACAAGAGGATTTGATACAACACCTGCAGCTTTAACTGTAAAATTTTTACCAAGTGGTAGTCAATCACTTGGACATGGAACTTACTATTCAGTAAAGGATTCATTAACTGATGATGTGATAGTTCCATTTGGAACAGGTTCAATAGTTAGTTGTGATTCACAAGGTAATTATTTTAATATTTGGATGGACGGGTTTCAGTCAGAAAGACATTACAAGTTCGAAATTAAAGTAGTAAGTGGGAGTGGATCAGATGAATCTTCAATAGTATATGATGATGGTTATGAATTTAAAGTGGTGAGATAAAATGCCTTATAGATATAGTAAAGCTAGAACTTCCGATTATTATAAAAATGTACAAGATGCATATGAACAAAAACTTTTAAAATCTTTAGAAGAAGAAAACAAAAGAGCTGCCATATCTGGTTCAGCACTTGACGCGACAGACCCATTACGAGATGAGAATGGATATTTGTTATCATACGAAGACCCTAAAAATCCAGGTAGTTCAATGGAAAAAGAACATCAATATGTTAGACTTCCAGTAGTACAAAAATCTTCTAATAAAGAAACATTTATAAAGTTTTTTGGTCCTGAAGAATTGGGTGGAAATGGTGCATCAATGTTCAATGAGTTACTTAGTGAAATACCACCTGAAGAACCAGAAGTAACCCCTCCTGAACTTGAAGGTATGAGAATAGAATTACAATCCAAGATAGATGCTCAAGATGAATTAAATACAACCTTAAACGAAACTATAAATGAATTACAAGTAGAACTTGAAAAAGTAGCAACAGAGGGTGATTAATGTTACAATATGGATTAAATCAAAAAGATAAAGAACAATTAGAACTTCCTGGATTTCTGCCTTCTGGATTTGGTAGACGAGGTGAAGATTATATTCATATCTATGTTTATCAATCAGACGACTTAACTACTGATGAAAACGATGTATTAGTTGGTGATGAAATATTTCCTACAGGAGATATATTTCCAGATGATAGAAAAGTTGATTTAGATATTGGTGGCCACCTACGAGAAATGGGTTTCACAGAAGGTACTTATAAAGTTAAGTATTTATTTTTAAAAAGACTTGCTGGTAAACAACAAACTGTATTTGTAAATGAGTTTGGTGAGGTTCATGTTGGTAAAGTTCAAACAAAAGTTATTAATGGTAAAACTAAATATTTTTCAACTAAAAAATTTGGTAAAAGACAATCAAGACAAGAATTAAAAGAAATATTTGCAAAAGAATTAAAATATGTTGTAAAGAAAATATCAGCCGATAAATCAGAAGTTGAAGTAGATACTCAAAATATTCAAAATTCACTTTATAGAAAAAGAATAAAAGAAATAAATTCATGGATGACTTATACACCACTTACAAATTCTACTTCAGGTAAAATAAGATTTGATTTAACAGACCCTAATATTTTGATATTAACACCACATGATAAAGAACCAGGTTTTAGTGATGCAATGGTTGGTGGACAAATAACAATTAAAGGTATGTATAGTGTTACTGGACAACAGATTTTAGAAAATATTGTACCTGTAGAACTTCCACCAATTTTTACCCCAGAAGATTTGTCAAATATAGATATTTTTGCTGGTGTAACTACAGGAGAAGAACAACCATCTGTAGATGAACAGATTCAAGAAAGAGCTGCAGATGAAGAAGAACGAGGTATGGAAAAATACGATAGATTTTCAGGTGTTTGTTTTACAGGAGATACAAAAGTAAAATTAAGTAATGGTAGACAAGTTCCAATAAAATATCTAAGACAAGGAATGAAAGTCAAAACAGAAATTGGTTATGCAAAAATATTAAAATTAATTAAAGATGAAAGACCATACGGTGATACACTTTCTAAATTTAAGAATCTAATAACTACAGATAACCATCCAATGAAGTATCGTGGTAAATGGTATAAGGCTCATGAGATTGGTAAGTTGTTTGAATCTAAACCACTTAATGTTTATAATTTAATTCTTGATAAACACCACACAATAGTTGCAAACAATGTTGTTTGTGCTACTCTTGGTAAGTGGGAATCAATGAAGAAGTTTGAAATGTGGAGAGAAAAACAAATCACTATGTTGAGAACCTTTGATGAGGAAGACGATAATTTAGGTCGCGATGATGAGGGAATGACTTATAGTACACCATATATTGCTAATAATGAAGTTGTAGTTAATGACCCACCACCAAGTGTAACTCCAGAAAATATTAGAACGACAATAGCAGTGAGTCAGGCAGCTCCTGAAGTACCATCTGTTCCAATACCAGAACCAACAATTGAAATACCAATTGATTATGTTGGAACAATTGTTGAGGTGTTGGATAATAATAGAATTAGAGTTGATACATCATATGAAGAGGGTGCAAATAAATTTGAACATAGTGGTGAAGATAACTCAAAATCAATATTTGATGAGTGTTTTGTTAAATTTAAAAAAGGACAAATTGAACGATTAAATACTTATATGGTTTGTAATGGAAATTATCATTTAGTACTTAATTATTTAAAAAATCCATATGGACAAGAGACTTCAAGATTAGTAAAGTTGTATGATAAAGTAACTGATGAAACGGAAGAAATGGATTTATGTTATTTCGTAGAAGAGAAAATGGAGCCATACGAAGATACCATTACCTTAGTTCCATTTAATGAGGAAGACCATGAGATATTATTTTTAAGATTACCAGATTTTAATTCAACTAATAATCCTATAAATTTTAGAGGAACAAAATTTAATAATTATACTCAATTGATAGGTACTGATTCAAGTGTACAAGAAGATATTCAAAACAAATTAGTTTCTCAAAGTTTACTTGATACTCAAGTTAATGTTGATTATTCTAAAAGAAAAGATGTATTTGGAAAAGATATTTCAGATTATGGGTTTAGTAATTTTGCACACTTCAGTAGTGCTGAAAAAAGAATTGATAATTTTAAAAAGAAATTAGAGTTAATTGAATTATATACTTCATCAAGTTTATCGTTTGGGAATGTAACGGGTTCAGAGAAAACAGTTGGAGCATTTAATGCTAAAAAACGAAGAGTAATAAATAGTTTTGATCCTTATGAACATTATTTATATTTTGAAAGTTCATCATATGCCACAAGTTCAGTTGGAGAATTTTATTCTGCTAGTTGGCCAAAAGAAAATTCAACTTCACCATATACATTAGTTCATACTTCAGGTTCAGCAGCAACAGATTGGTATAGTACATTTGGTGGGTATGCAAAAAATTATGATGAAAGAAATGGAAATAGATTAGTAAATAATTTACCACTTCATATAACAACCGATACTGAAAATAATGTATTCTTAGATTTTATGGATATGATAGGACAACAATTTGATGAGATATTTGTTTACTTGAGACACTTTACAGATATGAATGAAAGAACGAATAAATTATCAGAGGGTATTTCAAAAGATATTGTAAGGGAAGTTGCAAAAACTATGGGATTTAGTGTAGTTCAGGGTAATGATTTAATGATACTACCAAATTATTTGTTGGGTAAAAACCCAGATGGTACTTCAAAGTATGAATCACCACAAGAACAAGTAACCGAAGAAATATGGAAAAGAATTTTAGCAAATATGCCGTACTTTATGAAAACAAAAGGTACTATGAGAGCAATGAAAGGATTGTTAAATTGTTATGGTATTCCAAGTTCAATATTAAGAATTAGAGAATATGGTGGTCCTGATAAAGGAACGAGAGTTACACACGAGGTAAAGAGAAAGTTTACATATGCATTAGACTTTAAATCTTCAGAGTATGTTGATGTGGAATGGAAAGATGATGGAACGAGTGGAATAAAACCTGAAACAGTAGAACTTAGATTTAGAAGTCCAAAATCAAAAGACCAAGTTATATTGAATCAAGGAACTAATTGGGCAATATCATTACAAGACAATGGAGCAACTGATGATTATGGATATTTAGAATTTGCTATTAGTGGTAGTTCTCTTGAATTTGTTACTTCATCTTTATTACCAGTTTATAATGATGAGATGTGGAGTGTTATGTTGACGAGAAAATTAGCAAGTGGAGCTGACTTGACTGCAGATACAACTTCACAAAATATAAAATATGAATTAACAACAAAACAATATGATTCAAGTAGGGAAGTAGTTTTATTTAAAGATAGTCAAAGTTTTTCAACAAATACTGCAGCTACAAATGCTAAATTTTCTGCAGATGGTACATTAAGTATTGGTGGAAGTGGAACTGGTTTTTATGCAACACAACTTAGTGGTTCTGTAATGGAGTTTAGATTATGGAGTGAACCATTATCACAAAGTGTATTTGAGAATCATGTAAAGGCACCAAAGTCATATAATGGAAATACTACTGAATCTTTCTTTGATAATTTGATACATAGAACACAATTGAATGATAATGTAACTTTACATTCGACTTCAAGTTTTACTGATAATAGTTTTTCACAAACATATAATGCAACTGGTAGTGCTAAGAGTTTTAGTGGTAATCAATTTAGAAGTCTTGTAGATAAAGAAGAATTAAGAGTTCCAAATCTCGGTCCGAGTAGAAGAAATGCAACCAAGATAAGATTAGAGGGAACAAGTTTAAACGGCCCACTATCATCTAATATTAGGAGAGAACAATCTTCACAAGATTTTGCACCAATAGATAGTAATAAACTTGGTGTTTACTTTTCACCGACTGATGTGGTGAATGAAGATATAATGTATTCCATAGCGGATTTTGATTTTAATGATTTGGTTGGAGACCCACGAGATGTTTATGAAGATAGTTATCGTGGATTAGAACATACACAAAGAAAGTATTGGAAAAAATATTCAAAAACAAATAGTTTTTGGGATTATTTAAGAATTATAGATTTTTATGATAGTGGTATTTGGACTCAACTTAGAAAACTATCACCTGCAAGAGCAAACACAACTCTTGGTGTATTGATTGAACCAAATATTTTAGAAAGAAGTAAAGCGGTTGTTGGTAAAATTCCAGAATTTGATAATCAATATTTTGAGAATGCAGACCATTTTGGTTATGGAATAAATATGACTAATTTTATAAGTGGTTCTGATGATAGGTTGATAGTTA